GAGGAACAAATTAAAGTGATAAATAACAGATTGGATGGTTTAGAAAAAGGGAGGTAATCGTATGAAAAAAATAACTAATAATACATTAAAAAGAGCTATAAGGACGTTTTTTCAAGCGTTCTTTGGCTCATTCATAACAGCAGGTACAGGTGTAATGTGGTATGAAGTAAATATAAAAGAAGCAATAATTGGAGTACTTATGACAAGCATATTTGCTGGTCTATCAGCAGTATGTATGAACCTAGAAGATAGGGAGGCTGAATAGTATGAGATTAATTAAACTAATAAAAAACAAAAAAATAAATAAAGCAGAAAACAAAAAAGAGTTCGAAAAAGAATTTTCTAATGGTAGAGGTGTTAAAGATGAGCAATAGCAAATTAGTAAGCAAAACACTTCTGACTAATAGAAACTATGATAAAGGCAGAAGTGGTTATAAGATAAAGAAAATAACTATACATCATGCTGCGAGCGTAATATCTATTGAATCGCTAGCTAAATTAATGAGAAGCGGATCACGTCAAGTATCTTCGCATTATGGAATTGGAAATGATGGAAGAATAGGACAATTCGTAGATGAAAAGAATACTGCTTGGACAGATGGCAACTGGGTAAGCAATTGCACTTCAGTAACAATAGAAACATCTAATAATAAAACAGGTGGCAAATGGACTGTTGGAGATAAAGCTCTTAACAGTCTTATTAAATTGGTTGCAGATATTGCAAAGAGAAACAAATTAGGAACACTTGTTAAAGGTAAGAACGTAACATGGCATAGAATGTATGCTAGTACAACATGTCCAGGAGATTATTTACTTTCTAAAATGGATTATATAGTAAAAGAAGCTAACAAGATAAATAAAGGTTCTACTGGAAAACTAAACCTAACCAGAGTACTTGAAAAGGGTTCAACAGGAACAGCGGTAGAAAACTTACAAAAAGCATTAAACAAAGATTTAGGAACAAAACTAAGGATTGACGGTGTATTTGGAGATGCTACTTACAAAGCAGTACTAAAATATCAAGATAAGTACGGTATTAAAGTATGGCGTGGTAAAGTAGGTAAAGTAATGGCACATAAACTTGGTTGGTTATGGAAAGGTAAATAAAACTGCAAATTTGCAGTTAAATTATGTGTAAAATGCAAAAGTAGGAGGAAATTCCTCTTAAAATTGCTCGTTTCGACACAAAACGACAATATTCGACAAAGCAATGTGATAATATATGTATTACCTCCTGAAAAGGAGAAAATAAATTTTTGCAATTGCGGGGCGTTAAGCCCTGCTTTTTTTATTTGTAATTTTTACCAAATATTTCAAGAAAATCTAAATCAGGGTAATATTCCTCAAATTTAGTCTGTCCTATCTTTTGCCAATAATGACATAAATCAGGCTCGAAATGTATCCCTCTACAATTTGTTTGATCGTGATGCCTTGATGTACATAATGGAATTACTAATCCATACTTAATAGACAATTGCCTTTTGCCTGTACCAAAAAATATTTCGTGTTTATTAACTGGTTTTTTGCCACATATGACACATTTATCTAAATCTTTCACAATTATACTAAAACGTTCTTTTTCTTTCTTAACGAGCGAATATGAACGTTTTTTGATAGGTTTATTTTGTGATATTTTGTATTCTTTGTAAGGGCAATCATTACATTCTGAAAAAGATATTTCTTTATTTGCTTTTTTACATATTATTTTATTAAATCCTTGTTTTCTACACTTTAAATTATTCATAATATTAATTAGCAAAAAATTACTCCAAAATTACTCCGAAGTGAGTAAAAAATGTATAAAATAGATAAAAAGCAGAATAAAAATATAATCAAAAACGTTGGTGTATAAGGATTTTAATTTTTGAATAGTTTCCTGAGGGATCACCATTTTGTTTCTTAAAGTCCTTATAAATAAAGGGCTTTTTATTTTTTTACTCTCATTTTTACTCCGACTTTAGATATACTTGTCAGTAATTTCTGCTATCTCCTTTCTTACTTTGTTAGATAAGTGTCCATATTTATCTACTGTAGTATTATATGAACTATGTCCTATTCTTTGCGATATATGATAAAGTTCTTTTCCTTCCATCATCATTGTAGCAACATAAGTATGTCTTAAATCGTACATTCTGATTTTAGAAACGCCAGCTTTATCACAATAATAGTAAAAGTGTTTTCTCATAGTTGTATCGGTTAATTTCCTTTTTGTGTTATGATTGCAAAATATTAACTCGTCTTTTATTATATCATAATCAAATTCATTAATAAGATGCCATTTGTACTTTTGCACTTCTTGAATCAACTTTTCTGATACATCTATTTCGCGATCAGAAGATTTTGTTTTTGTTCCTTTTATAACAACGGTATTTGTCTTGTTATTGAAATTGTCAAAAGTAAGGTTAAGTGTTTCGCCAGTCCTATCGCCTAGAGAAAAACCAATCAAAGTAAACATATATGTTCTGTACGCTATTTCCTTGTTTATGTTATTATTAATGTCGTTTTGAACGATACTAAAGAATTTTTTTATTTCTTCTGGAGTCCAAAATTTCATTTCTGTTCTTAATACTTTATATTTGGACACATTTGCGACAGGGTTGTATAAGAGTGCTTTTTGCTTGACACACCAATTTAAAAATGCTTTTGTTTCTTTTATTATTTCGTTTTTAGTCTTGTCAGTACAACTTAATTTATTGATATAGTATGTAAAATCTTCTTCTTTTAATTTTGATATTCTTTTATTAAAAACGCCTTTTAAATACTTGTTATATGTCTTTGATTTTCTAATTATGCTATTTTTAGCTAATTTTTGGGCGTTTTCACACCAGTTTATATATTTGACGTATAAACCATCAAAATCATCCTTATTGTTTATTTCTACGCCCTTTTGGAGTTTTATTTTGGGATTATCTCTAATCTTTAGGGCATCCTCTAATCTTTGAATTTTTTCACCATTAATAGAAGATATGCTTGTTTTAACTGGCTTACTTATCATTATAAGATAGTTTTTGTTTTTTTTGTGCCTGTATATATTCTGGTATCTTGTTTTTTCATATACTTTTAAATTCATATTTTCCAACTCCAATCTTTACAAATTAAAATATATTTTGTATAATTAGAGTGCAAAAAAAGAAATTTTCCTTTGGTCAGGTTATTTTCTTGTTTGCACTTGACTTTGTGTTGCAGCACAAGGTCTTTTTTTATTGTTTTTGTTTTTTTGTTCATGTTTTGATTCCTTATCTACATTTCATTGTTATACCATATATATTTTTGCAAATTGTGTTTCCATTTTCACTGCTAACCAACCACGGATAGTACATAATTGCCAATATAAGTATTAACAATATAGCAAACCTTTTAATTACTGTTTTAGGTTTTGTTTTAGCGTTTGTTTTGTTTTTTGCTATGTCTATAATTGGTTCTATATAAAAGGCGTAAGCCAACGATCCTACTATAATCAAAATCGGAGTTATAGCAATTAATATAAGTATTATATATAATATTGTTTTTATCATAAACTTTCCTCCAAAAATTTTATATATTTATCGGCTTCATCTTCATATTTGTCAACCTTCATTGCAAATAAATCTTTATCATATTGACACAACTGATTCAATTCTATATGTGCTAGTTCATGTAATATGGTTTTTCTTTTTTTATAATAAGATATATTTTTATTTATATATATCGTATACACACTATCGTAATAATCAACAAACCCCCTTATATAACCAAATGGAATATCTATATATTGGATTGTTGCGTTGTAATAGTTTAGTAATTCTTCTTGTGCTATATTTCCATTTAACATATTCTTTAAATTCATACTTAATGCACCTCTCTATCAAGTATCTATACTAGCATACTTTAATTATTACTTTCATTATCTTGTTTTTTGTGTTGTTCTGTTAAAAAATCAATCAAAAATTTTCTTTGCGTATCTGTTAAATTATGGTCTTTATCAAACAGCACTTTATATTGCTCTAATAGGCTTAAATCATTATTAAATATTTCTTTTTGTGCTTTAATGCTATCCAAAGCAACATTATATCCCATTAACCACGGTTCAGATACTCCTAATGCTTCAGATAAAATTGTTAAATTTTCTTGACCCGCTTTATAATTACCAGATAAATAATTGGAAATAAGCGATTTATCAATTTTGGTTATTTTGACAAGATCGGCTGGTTTCATATTATTCATAGACAATGCTTTGCTAAGTCTGTTTTTAAATGTATCTATTTTTGAAGCTTCCATAAAGCATCCTCCTTTACTCAATATATATTATAAACAATAATTGAGAAAAAATCAACGAAAATTGAGAAAAAATAAACAAAAATTAATTTTTTTTCAAAAAAGTATTGACAACAAAATTGAGCAGTGCTAAACTTGATTTAGTTGAGGATAACTTAACAAAAAAGAAAGGAGAAAATAAATTTGAAAAAATATGATTACAATAAATTGAAAGGCAAAATAAAAGAAGTGTTTGAAACTCAAGATAAATTTGCTGAAGCATTAGGGCGTTCATCTGCAACAATTAATGAACGTTTAAATAATAAAAAGCAATTCACTCAGGATGAAATTAATGATGCAATTTTGTTATTGAATATACAAGCTGAAGAAATTAAACAATATTTTTTTAATCAAAAAGTTGAGTAAAACTCAATAATCTGACCAAAGGAGGAATATATGAAAGAATATTACAGCGCAAAAGATGTAATGCAAATAACAGGAGCTAGTCAAGCTCTAGCATATCGGATAATAAGAAAGCTCAAAGAACAATTTGAAAGAGAATTTAAAGATGCAATAACAATTCAAGGAAAAATACCTATATGGTACTTTGAAGAGAAAATGTTATGTAAAAAGAATAAGGAGGATTAAATATGAAAGCAATAAAAGAAATATTAATGGGATCACTAATTGTTGTAAGTTTAACAGGTTTCTTTGTAGGAATACAACTATTAAGTAATTTGCTACATTATGGAACATTCTTATTTTAAAACACAAAAAAAGTTGATTTACACCGACCAAGTAAAAATCAACTCATGTATTAAAAATACAGATAAAGTATATCACAAAAACTATAAAAAATCAAATATAGGAGGTATTAAGTGAAAAGTTTTACTATTTTTGAAGAATACTTTGATTTAATAACACTTTTACCAACTAAAGAAGAACAACAAGAACTTTTATACATGATAGCGGAATATATGTTTTACGATAAAAAACCTATTTTAAACGATAGACAAATGAAGATTTTTAGAAATCTAAAAAGACCTTTAGATATATCAAAACAACAATCCAAAAGAAGAACCAAAAAAGAACCAAAACAGAACCAAAATGAAACCGAAAATAAACCCCAAAAAAACACATCTATGATGTCTATGTCTATGTCTGTGTCTAATAAGTCTATGTCTAAATTTATAAAACCAAGTATAGAAGAAATACAAGAATATTGTAATGAACGAAAAAACGGAATTGATGCTAATGCATTTTATGATTTTTATGAAAGCAAAGGTTGGAAAGTAGGAAACCAAAGTATGAAGAATTGGAAAGCATGTGTAAGAACATGGGAACAAAGAAATAAAAAACAAGAGAATGTTCCAGATTGGTTTAATAAAGAAATTAAAACAACAGATGGAGCAACCTCAAAAGAATTAGAGGAGTTGATAAGTCAATATGAATGAATTTAGTAAAACAGAATTAATAGTAAGACAGTTGTTTATAGATTATCCAGAAACAAGAGAAAACGATAACTTGTTATACCACAAGTACATAACAACTTGTACATGTGTAAAAAATTTTGAAAGATTGTTTTACGATAGAAAATATATGCAAGATTGTAATGTTATATCTTACAAAACAATAGAAAGAATTGCTAGAAAGTTAAGAGAAAAAATACCAGAATTTAAACCTAGCGAAAGTTCGTTAGAGGCAAGATCAAAAAAAGAAGAAGAATATATAGCATATTCAAGAACTTAAAAATTTGAAAATTATTAAAAGGGAATGTAAAAATGAATTTAATTTTTAGAACATTAAAAGAGGACGAAATAGAGTGCAGAGTTAATCAGATTAGTGAAAAAGGCTTAACACTACTTCTTTATAAAGACGCAAGATGCGATATGAATATTTTAGACGAAACGGTAGGAACTTCTGATTGGGAGAGAGAACATAAAGAGCTTAAAGGGAATATATACTGTGGTGTGTCTATCTATGACAAAGACAAAGATGATTGGGTAACAAAATGGGATGCAGGAAAAGAAAGTAATACAGAAGCTGAAAAAGGAGAAGCATCAGATAGTTTCAAAAGGGCATGTGTTAATTGGGGAATAGGCAGAGAACTATACACAACGCCATTTATTTACATACCTGCAAACAAAACTAAAATATATAAAAACAACAAAGGTAAGTATGTAACAAACGACAAGTTCAGAGTAGAAAAGATTAAATATAGTGAAAAAAAAGAAATCATAGGCCTATCTATTAAAAACAATCGTAATGAAAGAGTATTTGTATATGCAACAGAGGAGGCTAAAAATGAAAATAACAAATAAGCTAGGGCTCCCTGATATGTTGCAACGAGCAGTGGAAAAAGAATATGTATACAGAGATAAAAGATATTCTATAACAAGTTTGCTTGATCCTGATAGAGTAATAATGCTTAAAAGAAGATATAACGATGAAATAGAACAAGATGTATCTGAATGTATATGGATGTTATTTGGTACAGTAACGCATTATGCTTTAGAAACAGGAATTGAACTAAAAGAAAATGAATATGTAGAAGAACATTTAGAACACACTTTTGAAAGTGGATATACATTATCTGGAATTATAGACCATGTGTATGACTATGTAGATGATTATAAGACAACAAGTGTATGGACAGTTATTTATGGAAGTAACAACGAACACTGGAGAAAACAATTACAAATGGGAGCATATTTACATTACAAAAAACATGGCAATTGGATAAACAAAGGAAGAATAATTGCAATACTAAAAGACTGGAACAGAAGAG